CTACGAGCTTCCGAATACCATTTACAGTCATATTCTGTCAGACCTCGTTCATCTCTTTGGGGTTATGACAGATAAAATGCTCAGTATATTCAATAATGCGTATATCGAGCAGCTGGACCAATATGTAGATATATACAAATATATTTATATATTATAACTAAATTTTAAACTTGCTATCCCTTATTCCTGTGAGGAGCAGGCTTTTTCCTATCGGAAATTGCAAGGTCGAACCTTGATGAGGGATTTTTCTATACTCTTCTATAATGCCCATGAAGAGTATAGATTTCACCAAGAGAAATAAATTGGTTATGCCTAATCCAAAAGGCAAGAGGGAGAAAATCATGACAGAAATTAAAACAAATGAAACAATTAATGTTTTCCCATGTACATACATACTTATCAGTCGAGCAATTCGTCCTCTCGATCATGAAACTATAACAAAAATATGTCAACAGGATGAAAACTTCCAAAAACGTGTTTTAGATCTCCTTATCAACATATGTGGGTCTAGTGTATATACAGACATTGAATTTCAAGATTGGTCAGAATATGAACCTGATAAATCCTCTAATGGTGGTTGTTATAGATTCAGTAAACATTACTACTACAATAAAGGTTCAGATTTGTGGACACTACAATACGAAACATCCGCAGATATGGAGTATTGTCCTATATGTGGACACTTTGGAAATCATGAAGAATATGATGACGATACATTTATCGGTTATTCTTGTGGTAGTGCAAAAATAATTTCATCTACAAAAATGATTCAAACCGTAATTAGTTTTATGCTTAATTACAAAGATGATACTGATCATATTATGTTGGTTAGATAAAACAAGGAGGAATTAATCATGAAAAATAATACAATTAAAGCATTCGATTATTTTATATCTCGTAACTTTTTTGGATACAGTGCCCATACTCTGTATCAGGAACTCTACCATTCATATCCGGCAGAAGTAGCATCCCAGTGGGTGTATGTCAATATATGGCACACATTCATTGATAATGATACGCCAGAAGATATTGATATTGCTCGTCATGTGGCTTGCATTATCATTGGTGATCCGAACTTCGAAATTCGTGCACTTGCTGCTCGTGATTATATCGAGTATTGCATGGCTACTCATGAATATGAGCGCCTTGCAGTTCTTACAGATGATGCACTCGACCTGTATATCAAAGGCGTTATTAGTCTGCATGAATTCAAGCTTATCATTGCAGCTAACAAAAACTAATTAAATTATCTGCCGGTTTATATGATTTTCCTTGACTGGCGGATTTGAAAAACGGAAACAAATTTAGAATTGATTTTTCTGGACGGGATACCCCCATGTACAGGGAAATTGATTCTAATATACAGGGAAATAAAAATAAATCAGCTGTCCTATCGGCATACGGGGAGAATGGAGAATAGCCATGACAACAACAACTAATAATTTCAACTTCGTAACATTCTCAAATAACGTAACAGTAGTGAACACTACTCCGCATCCGGTAACAATACAGGATGTAAATGGAAGTCTGATTTCAGTGCCTACAAGTGTGTTGATTAACGCAAAGGCAATTGAAAAACAGGTATCACCTCTGTTTGTAAAAACAGAGTTTGTAGGCACTGATGAAGGAAGGGAAATCATTTCTTCCATCAAAGAGTCTTTCAACCAGAACGCTGTGGCTGGGGAGACTTTAGTAATCATTGGTAGCATTATTGCTGCTCAGGCATATCCGGGAGAAGTATTTGGACTCACTCCAGTCCCAGGTTACGAAAGAGTGGCACCAGATGACAAGAGAATGCGTTGTGACAAGTTCACAACTTTCGCGTAAGGGAGGGAAATAGCCATGACTAAAACAACAAAAACTATCGTTACTGCAATCGTAGTAACAACAACATTATTCTCAAGCTGTACTCCAGTATCAGCAAGAGAAATCACTTCCATTAATCGTACAGAAACCGGAACTCTTTATGGTTTCAGTGACGGAACCGGATATTATACAGAGGAGATTGAAGGAATCAGCACTCTTGATAATCTTTACCCTCTGACTGGGATTGTAACAGATATTCAGTCTGGAGAGAATCCGGAAGTGGATCTTGTAACAATCACCTGCTCCAACGGAAATATGTTCTCATGGTATGCAGATGCCGGAGATTATGAAATCAATGACCTTGCGTCCTGTATCATGGATTCCAAGGGAACTAAATATGTAACTGATGACGAAGTATTGCTGGCCCATTATGCAGGTGGATTAAAACACTTCGAACAGTATACAGTAAAGTAATTTAATTAAACAGAAGGGAAATAAATCATGACAACGGATGAAAAAATTTTAGCATTAGGATATGAAGTTATAGATATAGACAGGTTACCAAATAATATCGTTTATTTTAATAAAAAAGACCAGCAAGAAGTCGGTATTCAATGGGATGATGATGACGAAGAATGCCTTATTTATGTCAGAGACACAAATTGTGCCTTTAAAGAATCAATGGTAGGATTTGCAAACACAACTCTAAATATTAAAGAGATTATGGTATTTCTTGAAAAAATTGAAGAAATGAGGAAGGGAAATAAATGATGACAAGAGAAGAATACAACAAGAGGGCAGCAGCTAGAAAAAAGAAATCAATCATCATTAAAAGCAGCTTAGGTTTAGCTGCTTTTTTCATGTTTGCCGGAATTATTGGCAAAATAGATCAAGACACATATGCCGGGATCCATTCTGTCAAGGGAACTGTTTCCGCATCAGGAAACTATATCCTTGATGAGAATGGAAAAGCATATGATGTATCCGGATTCCAGAGCGGATCCGAAGTAACAGTAAAACTTGATAAACAGGGAAATATCCTGTCTGTTGTAAGCAAATAGAAACGAGGTGATCGCATGATATATTTGGAAACTTATCTTGACGATGATAGACTTCCGGTTATTGAGAAAACAAAAATATGCGAAGAGAAAGTAACACTCAATAATCCAGAACTAATATTTAATTTCTTAAATAAATATCTTCGGCTAGGGAAACGGACTGAGGAATATGTATACCTAATATGTTTTGATACAAAATCACATCCATTAGGTTTATTTGAAATCAGCCATGGAACTGTGAATTCGGCAGTATTATCCCCAAGGGAAATATATATGAAAGCTCTATTATGTGGTGCTGCTAATATAGTTATGGTCCATAACCATCCTAGTGGCGATGTCTCTCCATCTCAAGTAGACATGAACGCTATGGAAAGAATTAAATCCGTAGGAGAATTGTTATCACTTCCCTTAATGGATTTTATTATATGCGGAGATATCAGCTACTTTTCCGCTAAAAAGCAATCAATTCTTTAGAAATGAGGTGAATCATATGGAACGCAACTACAAACTCCGAATTTACTACAAGTCCGGCTTCCAGAAGGGAAACTTAAAAAGAGAAGAGTTCTTCTCAACCAAAGAATCCATGCAGCAGAGATACAGAGAATTGTTTAAACCAAAAGAATATGCTCTGAATCCCACAGCATGGGAAAGAATAAATGGAGAATGGCTGAGAATGTTTATTACATCGGCCGCATAAGAAGGGAGAATAATCATGATACCAAAACAAAAGAAATTAGATGCACTTAATGCCGACATCAGAGGAATGGTACAGGCAATCAAAGACTTTAAGGCAAAGAGAAAGGATGCCATTGAAGCAAATGACTATGAGACAGCAGAGCAGATGTGGAGCAATGAAAAAACGATGGCTAAAAATCTGGCAGAGGCAAATTACCAGAAGATTAAGCTATACTATTCAAAGGCAGATGCTATCTATGAAGATAAGATCATTGCAATCTGCAGCCTGCCAGGGTTGATAGGCATGAAGGAAGCGAAATTAATTGAATGCTGTGCCAATATCAACGGTCGCAAGCTCTATGCAATTTAGAAAGAGAGGTGAACAACATGAAAGGCAACGGAAGCATAGGGAATATCGTAACCATGGGAGAATTTCCATTATATGGATGTACAAACATCCAAAAGAAGCATTACGAAGAAGCTCAAAGTCGATTCTTTTGGGATGAAGAAATCCGTAACTTAATGGAAGACTTCAAAATCCCTAAAGATGTGATTAACAAAGTCATTCGAACAACAGAAACCGAATGTGAAAACCAGACATCAAGGCAAAAGTACGATCATGCCTGGAGAAAGTTCTGGACATTGATCGGTTAAAAACTAAATAAAAATTAAATAAAAGAAAGAGGTAGATTAAAATGATGAACTACAAAGCAATCGAAAAATTACTTACAGGAGAAACAGAGAAAGAAAGCAAGGTAATCAGACCGGAAGTATTCAAAGATCAGACAGCATACAACACGGTGATGAATAACTGCCAGAGAATCGGAGGCAAAAGATTCTGCTGTATTCCATTGGAGCTTCTGGAAATTGATGAAGATTACCAAAGAGTATATTGTATTAACATGGAGAAAGTATACTCTCTGGTACGCAAATGGGACTTCAATAAATGCGAACCAATTCTGGTATCTCCACATCCAGAAACAGCAACATTCGCAGTAATTGATGGATCTCATAGAATGCTGGCAGCAGGCATTCGGGAAGAGAAATATGTTATTGCGGTACTTACAGAAGGATTACCTGTGGATCCTATGGAAAGGAAAATGAAAGAAGCCGCATTATTTTCCGAACAGGGAGATGATGTTGATAAATTATCGCTTGCTCAGAAACACAGAGCAAATGTCACTATGGGTGTCAAAAAATATTGCGTTCTTGACAATTGCCTTAAAGGAAGAAAATTACTTTTAAGTGTGCATGAACTGAAGAATCTTCCAAAAGAGAAACGAGATGCATTAAAAGCAGCTGATTACAAAGTCCTCACAGGATATGCAGCAGCAAGAGATGCAGCAGCTCTTACTAATGGTGAAGAGACTCTCAATAATATCTTCGATATTATCGAAAAAGCTGGATGGCATACAGAGCCAAATGGATATGCAGCAAATGTTATTCGCCCAGTAAAAAGTGTTTTGAACATGCATGATAATGATCCACGAGTTGTTAATGCAATTATTGGAATATTTGAGCCAATCAAACCGAACACATTTTTCGCTGATGCACTTTCGAAATATCATGGCAGAAGACCAGCGGAATACCTCACAATGCATCTGGAAAAAGAAGTTGCTAAGAAATTAGGGATTCAACCTTTATATACCGGCGGTGATTTAAGAAAAGTTACTTCTGTAATCAATAGTCAGCGCTATTACGGAGCAACTGGAACAGAAAACAAATAAAAC